GGCTGGCGGCGGAAGATTGAGCGATCCTCCCCAACTGGCAGGGATGAGAGCTTGACAGTAAGAACCAAATTGGTTATGCACTCGCTGTCCTTCCTACCTTGGCCAGGGTGGCGGCAGGATGAGTGTAGCGCGGCAAGAGGTCTTGGAGTCTCTGACAAGAGCTTTTGTAGCACTCACGGTGTAAGCTCCCGCGCCACCAGCGCCACGGCGAAACTGTCCGCCGTCGGGAATCCGGCGATCCGCCACGCCTCTTCATTTTCGGTCGCGAAGCGCAGCTCCTCGGCGGTAAGCGCGCGAGCGAGCCATGCGCGGCGGTGGTCGGCTATCTCGCGCAGCTGATTCCAAGCGAAGTCCGGAACCTCGCGGCGGCCCGAGCACCAGCTCTTCATCGTATCGAGCCGCACGGAATGTAGATCGGCAGCGTCTGCTTGGCTGAGGCCAAGCCAGCGCAGCGCCGCGGCGTAGAGGGTGATCATGCGGGCCACGCGGCAAAGGCCGCAGCGCGCGCGGCAACCACCATGTCGGTCCACCGCACGCAGCCGTACTTCCCCCATATCTCGATCGTTTTGCCCTCGGCGAGGGCCGCGATCTGCTCGGCCGTGAAGATTTCGGCCATTTCGGCGTCGCAATAGGGGCTCACCCATTCATCGCCCTGGGCATTCTGGCCGAGCAGATAATGTTCGTGAGGCATGTGATGCATTCCGGGTCTCCTACCCCAGCGGATGGCCATCCCGTCCGCTGATGACCCGGCATCGCTCCGAAGCCGCCCAAAGGCCAGTCCTTTCTCGCTCATGCGCCGGAAACGATCAGCTCGCGCGCCGACGTCGCTGCACCGCTGATCCGGTAATTGAGTTCCACCTCCTCGATCGCAAAGCCGGCGAAGATCGCGCGGATCTCGGGGCGGTCGTTGATCGACAGGATAAAGCGTCCCTGAAGGCCCTCTAAGAGCCCTTTCAAACGCTCGAAATCGGTGGGTGAGAAGACGCCCTCGCCATAGTCGCTTTCGCAACCGAAATAGGGGGGATCGAGATAGAACAGCGCACCAGGTCGATCGTAGCAGCGGAGGAAGGCGTCGTAGGGGCGGCGCTCGATCGTGACGGCGGAGAGCCGCTCATGCACATCTTCCAGCATGGGGACGAGCTTGGTGAGATCGAAGCGCGCCGGGTTTGTGCGCGAGATCCCGAAGGATCGCCCGGCCACCTTGCCTCCGAACGCGGTCCTCTGGAGGTAGAGGAAACGCGCCGCACGCTCCAGATCGGTCAGCGTGGACGGATCGACCTTCATCAGCCGCTCGAACTCGGCGCGGCTGGAGAGCTGCCATTTGATGGAATCGAGAAACGCCTGATAATGGCGCTGGAGGATCCGGAACAGCGTCGTCACGTCGGCCGAGATATCGTTGATGACCTCGGCCTTCGGCCGGCTCGCCCGGCGGAAAAACACGCCGCCCATGCCGACGAAAGGCTCCGCGTAGAGCTCGTGCGGGATCGCGGCGATCCGCTCGGCGATGCGACTAGCGAGGATACGCTTCCCGCCCACATAAGGCGCGACAGGACGGACGGGATCGATCGGGGTAAGCTGATAGGTCTCCATTAACCGGGTCTGCCCATAACGGCCCCCGCCGCTCGACGGCCGGGGGAATCGGACGCGGCGGCCGCCGCGCGAGATGCGAGTGTCAGCTCGCGGCGAAGGGCGTTGCAGCGCCCCAGCCTCCCCCGTGAAATCGGCCGAGGGAAATGCCGTCGCGATCAATGGCCGATCGCGAAGAAATCGAGGCCGTCGATCGACGAGCCGTCGGAGGCGGTGGACCGCTGATACATGCCGACGAATCCGGCGGCATTCTTCGAAACGATCTGGACCCAGATGTCGCGGTTCGCGGAAGCCGTCGCGTTGATAGGCGTAAGCACCAGCCGATCGCAGGCGTTAGGGAAAGCGATCGGGAAATTCGCCGCCACCTGCCCCTCGGTTGCGTAAGCCGCGACGCCGCCCCATTGAAAGATGAGGCCGCTAGGCAGTTTCGACCATCCTGCCGCGCCGAGCTGGCCGGAAAAGGCTCCGCCGAGTGCGGCGGGGGTCACCGCCTTCGTATTGTCGACCCCGGCGAGCGCCTCGGCCGCGCTGGCGGCGGTCACCGTCAGCGTCTCGTCCTGGTCGAGCGTGCCGCCGCCGGTGACGAGGCCTCCGCCCAGAACCTTACGCGTGGTCGGCACCGCGCCGCCCCCGCTGCCGACAACGCCGGCGACGATCGCCACGATCGCTTGGGTCAGTTGGCCGCCATCACCCTTCACCAGGGCGATGCCGGCATGCTCGATCGCCTGGGCGACATTCTCCTGCATATCATTCAACCAGGCCGCATCCATGATCGTGCCCTGCTGCCCGATTGCAGGATTTCCGTCGGTGAATTGGCCGCCGGGAAGAGCTCCATTGGTATCGATGCGATGCATGGCCGTTTCCTATGAAAGCGTGAAGTCGAAGAGGAACACCGGCTCGTCAGCCGGCGGATAGGCGAAGATGACGGCGGTGTGCGCGGGCTTGGCACGGCGGATCACGCACTCGATCGCCGAGCTGCCGAACGAGCGGACCCGATCGCCGGCGCGAGCGGTGCCAGCGCGCGCGTAGGTGATGTTCACCACCAGATCGACCAAGGTGGGCGAATTGAGAGGATCGGCGGGCGTCGATCCGGGCGGCAGCACGTCAAGCCGAAAGGCGAACGCCCAATCCTCGATGCCTTGGCATCGATCGCCGGAGCGGGCGTTTCCGGCGCGTGAAGGCTGAAACTCCTCGACCGCGATCGCATAGCCGAGCGAGGCCGCGAGGCTGGTCAGATAAGCGATCGACTGGCCGCCTCGGCTGGTGAGCTTCTGGACGATCGCGGAGCGCCGTTCGGGAACGGTGATCGCGATGCTGCCCGCACAGGCATCCGGGAGACCAACGATCCTCTCCCAATCGGTCAGCAGCTCCAGCGTGGTGCGGGGATCGGCCTCATCGTGCAGCCGCTCGGCGCGCGCGTCGAGGCGGCCGAACTCCTGGGCGATCGCATCGAGGAGGAGAGTGAGCCCGGCGTCCTCATCCCGAGGCCATGCCGGCCCCGGCGGCAGGAGCTGCTGGAGCTGATCGCGATAGGCGGCCGCGTCGAACATCAGTCGAGCCACACGATATTGCCGAGCACCGGCATGAAGCCGGGCTCGCAGATGAAGTTACCGGCCGGAACTTCCAGCGTGTAGTCGGTCACTCCGGCCGCGACGGCGATCGCCTCGCGGATATGGCTGATCAGCACCGTTCCGCCCGGCGCGGCCTCGCGAGCGAAGAGGTCGGTGAGCTCGGCGACAACGGCCGCCTTGGTGGCGTCGGTCGAGGGCGTGATCGAGAGGGTGAAGTCGGCCGGCTGCGGTGTCGGCGCGAAGACCACCACATTCGCCGTCACCGGCCGGAGCGGATCGATCGCGGCGGCGATCGCCGCGCAGTCATCGACGGTGGGGAAGATCGTCTCGCGATGGTCCATGACCACCGCTATGCCGACGCTGCCCGCTCCGACCCAGCCGGGATAGACCCACGCGCGCGTTACCTCCGGCTGGGCGAGCGCCCAGGCGACATAATCGGCCGAGGAACCGCCCTGCGGCGGCGTCTGGATACGCGCGAGCAGCCGTGCCAGCAGCGCCTGGTCTTCCTCCTGGTCGCCGCCGCCGACCAGCCCTGCATTGCCGACCGTGGCTGTGGCGGTGATCCCGGCGGCGGGCGAGGCGAAGGTGAGCGGCGTTCCCGCGATCGCATTGCCGCCCGCGCCGGCGTCGACCGCTGTGACATTCACGGTCGCCGCCCCGCCGACCAGCGCGGTTTGAGCTACGATCAGATATTCGGCTCCATCGGAGCGGAGGAGCAAGCTGTTTGCCGGCACGATCGCGCCGTCGACGCCGGCGAGCTCGACCGCGCCGGTCGCGGCGATGGCCACCTTCCGCGTCACGCCCCAGATCGTCGCCCAGCGATCGAGATGATCTGTATCCGCCGTGTCCGGCATGACATCGAGAGCGATCGCGTCGAGATAGCCATAGGCTCCGGAGAGCGCGCCGGCATGCGTGCGGGCGAGCACGTCGAGGAGCGAGCGCGGCGTGCGGCTGTCCGCGCCGGGAAGCCGCCCGTCGAGATCGGCGCGGCTCCGCGCGATCAGATCGGAGAGAGTCGGTCGCGCGAAGCTCAAGCGGTCGCCTCCCACAGGAAATCATAGGTCTGCCGCCCGGGTCCGGACGGCCGAATGATCGTCACCGAGAGCGCGAGCACGCCGTCGCGCGGGGCGCTGGCGTCGACCTCGATCGCCGCCGCGATCCCGGTCGCGATCATCCACTGGAGCGCTTCGAGCGCGTAGTCGCGCGCGCGCACGAGCACCGAGGCGAGCTTCTTCTCGCGGCGCAGGAGCCAGAGGCGCGATCCGGTCACATCGCCCGGCGTCTCCGCGATCGCATCGCCCCACCAGCCGCGTCGATCGTCGGGCGCGGGAAGCGGATCATCGTCGCGCGCCGGCGCATCCGTGAAAAGCGAGATGATGACCGCCGTGCGCAGGCCGTCATCGCGGGCGAGATCGCCGGCCGCCACGCCGATATCGGCGCGCCAGCGGTCATTATCCCAGGCGAGCGCGATATCGGTCATCCGATCACCTCGCGCTTTTCGGAAAGGGCGGCCTTTACCATCAGCCGAGCAAAAAGATCGCGATCGCCGTCATCAAACGGTCGATCCTGATCCCAGCGATTGAAGAGGCGCTCGTCTCCCATTTCGCAATCGAAGCGCCGGAGCGTGTGTGCGTAGGCGAGCAGCTCGACAGCCTCATCGATATCCAGCCAGTAAGCGTTCCAGCACCAGTTGCCGTACCAGTCCTTGCTCCGAGAGCAGGCGAAGCGCCGGCGGTCGAGCTGGATTTGACCGGGATGTTCTCGGAAAACCGGCCCGCGCCAGTCGGTCGCCCTAAGCTCCATAAGGCTGTCCTGAAGATCGATCCCGGCCGCGCGCTCGGCGAAGCTCCCGTCATCAGGATCGTTGCAGCAGACGTCGATGCGGACGAGGCGAGGTCCGTACCTCATGCGACCGCCCTCGCGCCGAGCACGATCGTCACGTCGAGAAAGGTGAACTCCAGCAGCTCCCAATGCCAGGGAGAAAGCAGGCCGCGCCATTCCGCCTCGCAGCGGTCGATGCGACGCCAGCCGATCGATGGCGACCAGCGCATCAGCGTCCTCCCTCGATGCGCAGCTTGAGCGCGAGGCTAAGCGAACAGGTGCCGTCGAGGCGAAACGAAAGGGTCGCCCGCCAGCCATCCGCATAGCGCGCGTGAATGCGACGAGGACGTCCCTGCCGATCGAAATGCGCCCAGGCGTCGACAGGATCTCCATCGCTGGGAATCGTGCCCGCCATGCGCAGGATCGGCCCCACTTTCGCGGGATCGGCCTCGCTCCGACGCCAGCCGCGCTTGGTGGAAGCCCGCGCGCTCACGCCGCGCTCACCTTGGCCGAGCCGGCCGAGATCACGCCGTTCGCCACCGGATCGCCGACCCGCGCCACCGCCGGGCCGCCCTCCGCGCCCAGCGCCACCGCATCGGAGGCGACGATGACCGAGGGAGCCGTCACCTCGACTTTCATCGGGCTGGTGATCGCGATCCGATCGCGCTGGAGATGCACGACCTGGCCGAGATCGTCGTAAAGCGCGACCTCGCCTTCAGGGAGGCCCTTGAGCCGGAAACGGCGGTCCTCGCAGGCCACTACGACCCCATGCGACCGCGTCCCGCCGACGAAGACCACCAGCGCCTCCGCGCCCGGCTTTGGCACGCTGGTGAAGCCATAGTCCTGGAAGCGCTCGACCCCCTCGTGAGTCTCATCGGCGAATAGGGTGAGCTGGAGCGACTGCGCCTTCGTCGCGTCGTTGACGAGCGCGATCACCGCCCGCGAGACCATCGCCTGGACGCGGCGATGCAGCGGATCGAGCAGGCGGCGGAGATCGGTCGGCTTCATCCGCGTCCCCCGAGTATGGCGACCGGGGCCTGCTTGATGATGCTCGACGGTTTCGCGTCCTCGGGGATCGCGAGCTGGGTGTAAGCCTCCGGCCGGCCGACGCGCAGCTCGGCGACCTGCCCATGATTGTCATCCCGGTAGATCACCGAAACCGCCATCACCGAATCGTCGATCCACGCGCTCGGCGCGCGCAGGCGCACGAGCTGCATCGGCGTCCAGAGCGCGCCGCCCTGCTGGCGCCAGCCATTGACGACGACCGTGGCTTCCTGCGCTTTCGCCGCGCGAACGGTCGCCTCCCATTCGGCGCGTTTGGCGAGTGAGGCGGCGCTGGCCTGATCCTCGGCGATCACGATCAGCGGCCGATAGCGCCCCGCGCCGGGATCGCTCGCCTCGCCCTTCGGCCCGGCCACGACCGCGCCGCTCGCCTGATCGTCGCCGGAGGCCTGTCCCTTGGCGATATAGCGCGAGAAGCGGTCGGAGACGTCGTGCTCGCCCCTGATCTCCAGCAGATCGCGCCCTTCGGCCAGAGTGATCGCCGCCGCGCCCGGTTTCGGGCTGACCAGCGCGACCGAACCGTCCGCCCGGCTGACGCCGATCAGGCCGCGCTGCTTTAGCATCCGCGCGATCGCGTCCCATGCGCTCTCGCCCTGCTGGAGCGCGAAGCGCTTGAGCGGCGGCGCGGTCGGCGCTTCGGCGATGATCGTGATGCCGAACGGCTGGGCGATGTCGGCCGCGATCGATTCGAGCGAGCGGTTGAGCCAGCTCCCCGGCTGGTTCACCGCCGAGCAGTCGACCAGATCGGCCGCCTTCGAGCGCCCGGTGATGGTGACGTTGTGGAGGTCCTTCGAGAGCCAGCTTTCCAGCCTGTCGATATAGCCGGTGATCACCGGCTCCCCGCCGATCGACACGACCGCCGGCGATCCCGCGTCGATGACCCAGCGCTCCGAATGACCGGGCCACCGCTCGGTCAGGCCAATCCTGAACGACGAGGCCACCGCGTCAATGCCGACCGCGATCTCGATGTCGGTCCAACCGCCATATTTCCGGCCGCCGACGGTGAGCATCACATCGTCAGCCACGCGCACCTCCGGTATCCGCCGTGAGCACCTGGAGCGGCGCGGCCGGCACGAAGCCGGGATGACGAACATGGTTGCGCGCGACGAGATCGTCGGCCTGGGCCACCGTCGAGCTCGGATCGCGATAGAGTCGCCACGCGATCACCAGCGCCGGCGAGACGCGCATGGGCGTATAGCCGAACAGGCGGGCGAGCGAGCCGCCGCGCGCGGTGACGTCGGCGATCATCGCGCGGCGCAGCGTATCGAGATCGGCGGCGAGCGCGTCATTGCCCCGATCGGCGGCCGCGAGCGCCTGGGCGTCGAGGTCATCGCCGAGCGCATCGCGCAGCGCGACCGCATCATCATAGGAAGCGAAGGCGACTCCCGCCGTCGCCCGCACCGTCGCGCCGGCGGCCGCCGCGATCACCAGATCGGCATAAGCCTGCTGGTTGGCCGCCTGCCGTTTGCGGCTCGGGGTCGTGGTGACGACCGGCGGAAGGGACGAGGCCGCGCCGATCACCTGCCGCAAGGCGGTGATCTGCATCGCCGGGCGGCCGCCCAAACCCGCCAGTGATCCGATCAGGCCGATGGTCGCGGCGGCGAGCTGGTCCGATTGGGTGAGGATCGCGGCCGCGCCATCGAGAGAGGCGAGATCGGCCTGGAAGGCGCGCAGGCTCGGGCCGGAACCGCCCAGCAGCATCGCCGCGCCCGCGATCGAGGCGGCGAGGCCGCCGATCAGCGCGGCGGCTGCGTCGTCGACGAAGGGCGGCTGCCCGGCCGCGACGAATTCTTCGCCGAAGCGGTCGCTCGCCGCCGCGTCGGTCGCATCGGCGGCATCGCTCGCCGCGCCCTGCGTGTCGGCCGAGCTCAAGGCGGTGACGGCGATTCCCGGCTCGACGAACCGGAGATCGAAGCGCGCCATCCCGCCTTCGTCGGTGCTCTCCGAGATCCGGCAGCCGCCGACCGGCTGCGCCTGAAAGGTGCCGAGGAAGGGATGCACCAGCGTGCCCGCGCCCGGAGCCTCCAGAGCCGCGATCAGCGCGTCCCGGCCGCTCATATAGTCGGGGCCGATCACGAATGCCTGGATCGACCAGGCGCGGCCCTGCCGCCCCAAATCCTCGAACCACGGATCGTCGCGGAACGGATATTGGTGGGCCTCGCCGCGCCGGCCGAGCTCGGCTTCGTGCGCCAAGGTGACGAAGCCGACACCCCGAAAGCTGCCCGGCCGATAGCGATCCTGCCAGGCCATCAGCCGCCCGCTCCGACAAGACCGCGCCTCACCTCCAGATCCATGCCGGTGGCGCGGAGATGGCGAACCTGCCCGGCGGACGCCTTGTCGCCGGTGAGCTCGATGGTGAGCTTGCCGCGCGCCGGCGGGTGCGCCGGTTGCGGCGATCGCGATGGCTGGCGTGGCGGCCCCGGCCGAGGGGCTCCAATCGCCGAACCGACGATGGCGGAATTGCCCGTAATGACCCCACCGACGATCGTCAGCCAACGAGGGGGCTTCGGCAGAGAGTTCCACAGCCGCTTGAAAAAGCCGGTTATCCGCGACCAATTCTCGATGATCTGGATCGGAAAGGAAACGAGCGGCGAGAGCACTGCCACCACGCCAGAGACAGCCGTCTTCAGCCAGGCCGGCATGCCGGTCCACAGACGATGCCACCATTTGCTGATGCCGTCCCAATTCGCCCAGAGCAGATACGCGGCCCCGGCGAGCAGCCCGATGATAATGATGGTCGCTTCGATCGGCGCCGCGGCGATTTCGACCCCGACCAGCATCGCCGTCACGGCTCCGATCACCTCGGCGAACCCGGCCAGCGCCGTCGTAATCCCGATGATCTTGCTCGCGACGAACAGGTTGAGCAGACCGGAAAGACCGCCGCCGCCGATCTTGGCGAGCAGCCCGATCGCGCCGGCCACCGCCGCGATCGCCGAGCCGAACGCCTTCAAATCGGTCGCGACGGCGCTCCAGTCTGTGCCGCGCACGAAGGCGATCAGCTTGTTGCCGACGCTCACCATGAAATCGGAGATGCGCTTGGCGAGCCGATCGAGCGATCCGTCGGCCGAGGCCTTTCGCACCCAGGCGAAGAAGCGGTTGAGCTGCTGGAGCGCCCAATCGAACACGCCGCTGGTCGCGACCTTCATCTCGAAAAGGTAAAGCAGCTTGCGGAGCTGCTCGAGGCCGCCCGGCAGCGTCTTCGCCTGGGCGGTGGCGAGGCCCATATATTTGCTCTCGATGATCTTCACGACCGCCGCGAGCGTGGCTTCGGGCGTCCGCGCCGAGGTCATGCGTATGAAATGGCCGGACGCATCGGCGTAAAGATAATGGTTCTGGCCGCCGGGATGCCGGTCCTGCCGCATCTTGATGCCGAGGTTCGCGAGCGGCCGGACCGACGTGCCCTCCATCGCGTCCTTCACCGCATAGAGCACTTGCCGGAGCGGCACGCGTTCGCCGGCGGCGAGATCGGCGAAGGCGGCGAGCGATCCGCCTTGCGGATGCATGCCGAAATTCTGGGCCATCTGATAGGCTCGCAGAATGTCCGGCATCGCGAAGTTCGCGCCCGCGCCCATCGCGAAGCTCTGGATCCAACTCATCGCGGCGCGCGCCTTGGTGGCGCTGCCTTCGAGGCGGGTCAGCGTCACCTGCATGCGCTGCATCTCGCCGCCTGCCTGGAAGACGCCACGCACGAACTCGCCGGTCAACCCGATCGCGCCGGCGACAGTCGCATATTTCAGGATCGAGAGACCGGTCGTCAGCCCGGAAACCTGCCGCTTAAGATAGGCCGCCGATCGCGACGCGCGCGCCATGCCGTCCTCGCCGGCGAGCTTGCGGAAATGGTAGGCGGCGTCGCGGGTGCGGTCATACATGCTCATCATCGCCCCGCCGACGCGCCGCGAGACCGCCGCCGCGACCGCGCCCAGCCGCTCGATCGAGCGGACCGCCTCGTTGATCGGCCTGGTCACCCGGTTCACGGCCTGGAGTAGGAGCGAGACCTTCATCATCACAAAGTCATCCGTTCAGCCTGGCGCTCCGCCTGGCCGGCCCAGAAGGAAAGATCGTCCGCGTCGAGCGCCCACAGGGTTACGGGCGGCCAATGAAATGCGCCGGCTAGGTCGCCGAGGACGTCTGCCCAATTTGCAGGCCAGGCGGCATAAAACCCTCGATGATGGCCGAAATCGAAGCGAAATCCTCCATCGCGAGCTTGTCGACGTCCTTGACATCGAGGCCGGTCAGCCGCGCCGCCAGCGCGAATGCCTTGCCGATTTCGCCGGTCGCCGAATCGAGCACCCGAAGATCGCCGGCGACGGGCTTCCGCACCGTCACCTCGGCGATGCTCTCCTCGCGCTCGGTCCCGTCGGCCTGACGGAAGCGCTTGACGATCGGCTCGGCCAGCGTGACGCGGTTGGTCTGGTCGCTCATGCCAGCTCCTCCTCGGCCGGCGGCCCCTGGAGAGTCACCTTGGCCTTGCCTTCGCTGGCGGCGACCGCGTCGACCACGACCGCGTTGCGAACCACATATGTCTGGCCTGTGTCGCACTCATGCACGACGGTCGCGTTGCGGATGCTCTGGAGCGAGACGAGGCTGACGCCGGCCGTCATCAGCACGCTGCATTCGACTTTTGAGGGCTTGACCTGCTCGGAGAAGAAGCCGGCCTGAAAATCGCCGTCGACCATCGACGCCTGGGAGCCGCCGACTTCGAGGGAGCCCTTGCCCTCCGTATTGAGGAGCTGGCCGTCGACGGTGATCCGCGTCTGGCCCCAAACCTTGTAGGGATTTCCTGCCATCTTAAACTCCCCTTGAGAGGCCGCTTAAAGGCCCCTTTCAGAGCCGGAACTGGACCGCGCCGGCGAAGACGCGGAACTGGTTGACGATGTTGGGCGGGATCAGCGCATTGACCCGATCCTTGTCGGTCGCATCGCGCTCGACGATCAGGTCAGCCTTGAACTGATCCATATCCTCGACCAGCCCGGCCTCTTCGAGCTCGCCGAACAGCGCGATCAACTCGGCGCGGATGATCTTCGGCGTCACGATCGCCTGACCGGGTCCGAAGGCGGCGCTGTCGTCCGCGAGCTTCATGCGCGGGAACTTGGCGGCGATCCGCGCCCGCACGGCGAAGCGAAGATAAGCCAGGGTCAGCGGCGTGTTGACGTCGAGGAAGGCAACGCTCGGCAGGCCGAAGGCGTCGGTCTGGAAGGTTGTGATCGCGCGCTCGATCAGCACCGCGCCGCCATCGGCGACCATGCTGGTCGACATGCCATCGTGAAGCAGGAGCTCGTGTTCGTCGCGGGTGAAGCGGTCGGCTGTCGAGGGCGCGAGGATTCCGGTAAGCGGCAGCGTCTGGAACGGCCGCGCCGGATCGATCGCGCCGTAATAGGCGATGGTGCCGCCGAACGCCGACGCGATCGCCCAGGGCGAGCTCGGGCTGCCCAGCATCGGCAGGATCGAAAGCCACGCGCTGTTGAGCGTCGCGCCGAGCGCCGCCGCATCGGACATCGAGCCGCGAAAACCGGCGAAGGCCATGCCTTCCTTCTGGACCATCGGCCCCCAGCGCCGATCGAGCTCGGTCGTCGCCGAGGCGAGATTGGCGGCGTCGGTGTAGGGCAGAATGATCGTCTGATACTGCGCGTCGCCGAGCACCGCCCAGACGTCGCCGAGATCCGGATTGCCCGTGCCGCCGTTCATAGCGGTCGGCACGCAACCGAGCCCGGCCGGAATCGCGTCGCCCTGATAATAATCGAGGCGGAGATCGATGCTGTTGCCGGCGACGCCCTTGTTGCGAGCCGTTAATGTCACCGTCCCGGCGGCCGCCGCCGCAGTCACCGGCAGGTCGGGCAGAGCGGCGATAGCCGCCGCGACCTTCGTCGCCACCTGGGCCGCCGTGTCGCCGATCGCGACCGCGACCGGCGCGGGCACGCCGTCGATCATCAGCGCCAGCGTCCCGGCCGCCGTCGCCGTCCCGGTGAAAGGCAGCGTGCCGGTCGCGGCGGCGCCGGCGGCAGCGTCGTCAAGGGCGATCGCCCAGCATTCGGTCTGATCATTCACCGCTTTGAGCGCCGCGATCATGCTCGCCAGCATCGAGCCGCGCCCGAACGCCTGGGCCGCCTGCGCCGCCGAGACCATCCGCGTCGGAACCAGCGCCGCCACCGCTCCGGCGGCGAGCCGCTGGCCGATGACGAGGATCTTCTGCGCCGCCGCCGGCAGGCCTGAAACCGCCTTGCTCGCGTCGATTTCCAGATATTGCCCCGGAACCCGGATATCGATCGGAATACTGTTGAGGCTGACGGACATCAGGCGTCTCCCTTCGCTTTGCCGACCTTGGGCTCGACCTCGATCACGTCGCCATGCGCGAGGCGCCTCCGCCAGAAGCGGTCGATCGTGACGGTTTCGCCCGCCTCGGCGAGCACCGAGCCGTCCGGTTTGCGGACGCGGCCGCCCGGCTTGGGCGCGAGGCGGCGCTGGTCGATATCGTTCATGCGTCGGTCTCCAGGCTGACATGGTCGACGGCGTCGGCATGCGCGTCGTCGGGAAGCTGGACGCCTTCGGCGGCCGGATCGGCATCGATGCCGCCGAACGGCGGCACGTCCCAATCGGCGTGGAAGGTCTTGAAGTCGCCGAGCGCGCCCGGCGCGGCGGTGTCGGCGGGCAGGCCCGTTGAGGCCGCCTGAATGCTGATCGAGGTGACGAGCTCCAGCGCGAGCATCGCGACCTTGCGGTCCTTCACGATCTCCATCGTGCGCACGACATGACAGCCGCGCACCTCGATCGCGTCGATCGGCAGCCCGAGATCCTGCCCCTGCAAGAGCGCGATCGCATCCATCGCGAGCTGGTAGCTGCCAGGCTCGGCCAGGGACGGACCCCCGTGGCGCTGCGCGGTCTCATTGCGGGCATTCTCGGCCATGACGACGAGGCCGAAATGCGCCTCCGCACGCAGGCCGCCGAAGCCGACCGTCTCGCCGCGCTGCATCCCGGCGAACACCGCCCAGGCGGCGGGCGCGCGGATCACCTTCTCGCGGAGATAGGCGTCCCAGTCCGCCGGATAGCTTTCCAGCGTGCGATACTGATAGCCGAGCACGCCGGCATCGCCGGCGGCCTTCAGCCGCGCGATGATCGCGTTCTCGATCGCCGCGATCACTGGACCGTCTCCAGTTCGGGCGGCCGACCATCGATATCGCCGACCGAAAAGCTGATGCGGCCGCTCTGAAGCTGTTTTTCGAGCTGCTGGAAATGATGCTCGGCCGACGCGTCATCGTCGCATTCGAAGGCCATGCTGACGACGTGATCGGCCAGATGGAGGTAAATCCTCACGCCGCCGCCTCCTCATAGCGGTCAACCAGGCGGACGATCGCCGCCTCATCGGAGGTGGAGACGCCAAGATAAGGCCGCGCCGGGATGACCACCTGTTTGGCGTGGACGAGGCCGAGGCCGCCCGGCAGCTCGAACACGAGCGCGTCCGCTCGCACCGGCCGGATCGTGCCGCCGAGCTGATGGATCGCCGCATAAATGAGATTGGTGCCGATCTCGACGCGGTCGGCCGAGGCGCGATGCGTGATCGAATCGCGCAGGTGGCCATCCTTGACCAGCGTCTTTCCGCCCTCTTTCTCGGCGCGGATGCTCGGCTTCCACGGCGCGCCCTCGGGCGATCTGCCGGTCTCGAAGCGCAGCCGTGTCGTGTTTTCGAGCAGCTCGCCGATCCGGTCCATCAGCGGGAAGAGATCGCCGAAGCGCGCGAGCAGCCTGCCCAGCCGCCGCTCGACCGGACGCAGCCCTTCGACGCGGATCGTGAACGCGTCGGCCATCACCAGCCTTCCATCTGGTCGCGGCCGAAGCGGCGGAAGCCGCCGTCGGTAAGCACCTTGCCGGCGCGTGGCGCGAGCGTCTCGACGCCGGCATCGAGCTTCATCGTGCCCTTGCGGATCGCCTCCAGAAACCGGATCGCCTGGCCTTGGCGGAGCGTCACGTCTTCCGGAGGCGTCGAGCGGTAGAGCTTGAAGCGTGCGATGTCGCAGGCGCAATCAACCAGCAACGGCGGGACCGGCTGATCGGGATCGAGGCTGTAGGTCGCCGCGACATAGCCCTCGACCACCGCGCTCGCCGAGGCCAGCGCCTGGTCTATGCGCGCCTGATCGATCGCGCCCGTGTTCGCGTCATCGGTGAGCTGGACGAGCTCGCGCTCTTCGAAGCGCGCTTCAAGATCGGCGAGGGTGGCGTAGGCGACGGGCACGTCGGGCTCCGATGGCGAAGAGGGTCGCCGGCCGGAGCCGGCGGGAAAGCACAGCGACTATTTACGTTTGCGGCGGCTCGGCCTGCTCGCCAGCTCCTCGGGCGGTTCGAAGCGCCGCCAGGTCTCGCCGCCGTCGGCCGAGGCGTCGACGTCGATCATCGGTTCTTCGCAGAGCATCACGACTTGGTCGCCGGTCAGCTCCTCCTTCGCGCAGTCGATCACGACCGGCGCGAGGTTCGGGAAGGCGATGCCGGCGCGGCGGAACGGCGCGCGCTTGGGCGTGAGGCGGAGCAGGCGCGTTTCGCCCGTTTCGCCGGGATTTTCGTTTTCGGTGTCGCTCATCGGATCAATCCAGCCAGGAGGTGACGAGCAGGTCGGCGGAGCCGGCCCACACGTTGGTCGCGCCGGCGGCGTTCCGCTCGGCCTTGATCAGCTCGCGGGCGGCCTTCTCGTTTGACGGGCCGACGACGAGCAGCTTGCCGGAGAGCCCGAGCGGCCGGCCGTGATCGCCCTTGAAGCCGGCGAGAGCCGCGCGGGCGGCGGAATAATGCTCGTCATCGAGCGCCTGCTTCGATCCCCAGGCGAACTGCCAGAAACCGAAACCGACGTTCATGCGGCCGTCGACGCCATATTTGAACTCGGCGCGATCGAAGACATTGTCGTCGGTCGGCTTGTCCTTGGCGACGAACTGCCACGCCTTGCGGGTCTGCCGGATGATCGGCTTGAGCGCCCGGCTGTCGTCGATCAGGAACCAGGGCGAGCCCGCGCCGCCGTCGGTGTTGGCGACCGACGCGACCGAGCCGTCCGCCTGGATAACCGGGTGATCGGTGTCGAAGAAGTTCTGGCCGTCATAGCAGGGCATATCCCAGCCCGCCTGGATCAGCTCATAGACCTGCTGGCAGGGAAAGGCCCCGGTCGAGCGGCCCATCTCGGTGAACAGCGGCGTGTAGACGCCGACATTATCGTCCTCGATGTCGGTCCGCTTGACTGCGATGGTGAGCTCGAAATTCTTGTTCTTGATCGTGTAGCCGTGGGTCGCGAGCGCATGGACCTGCCGATCCCCGATCCATTCGCGGACGTTGGGCACCTGGCCGAGCCAGCCATATTCGTTCGCCGACGTGGTCGACGGCACCGCCGTAGCGATGCGATCGTGGTCGGTGGGCGCCTGGCCGAGGCCGCCCTGATAGGCCGCATTGAACGCGATACCGAGCGTCCGCAGCGTTTCGGAATTGATGACGCGCATGGAGCTTCCTTCCTGTGGCGCTTACGGATGGAGGAGACCGAGGCCGATCCACACGCCCTGCGGATCGACGTCGATGATGGTGCCGGCCTTGCTGCGCGTGCCGCCGCCGTCGGTCTTGGCGACAGTCTGATCGTCGACGATATAGGCGGAGGCGCCGATATCGGTCTCGGCTATCAGGTCGGCCCCGGCCGAATTGGCGTAGCGGAAGCAGCCGGCGCGAACCTCGACATTGACGTCGCCGTCCGCGCCGCCGCTGTTGTCGACCGGCTCCTCGGCGCGGCCGACGGCGAGCAGGTTGAGCGCGGTCGCGCCCGGCTCGGCATAGCCGGTGGCAAGCACCACCAGCGCGCCGGTGAAGATCTTCTTCCCGGCCTTCACCGGAAAGGAAAAGCATTTCCCGTCACGCTCGGGCGTGGCGCGATCGGCGGAAAGAGCGGTCACAGGCCCATCTCCTTACGGCTGGCGAGGAAGGCTTCCTCGGAAATGCCGAGCTGCGAACAGGCGGCGCGCTCCTCGTCGGTGAGCTTGCCCTCCTTGATCGCGGCCGCGCGGCGCTGCTCGGCCCCTTCCGTGACGATCTCGGGCTGCGCGCCGACGAAGGCGGCAAAGCCGGCCGCGTCCTTCTTCGCGTAGCCGAGCGCCCATTCACGGCTGGCCGGCGCGATCTTGCCGGCCTCGATCGCCGCGTCGACGCTGGCGGTGACCCGCTCCTCTTCGATCGCGTCGAGGCGCTGGCGCAGCGCGGTCAGCTCGCCGATCGGCGCGAACTTGGTCGGATCGACCTTGCCGGCGGCCGACGCTGCGGTCCTGATCTCGTCGGCCGTCGCCTTGGCTTCGAGCCCGAGCGCCGAGCAGATCGCCGCGCGATCCCCGACGAGCGCGTTGACCGCCGCCAGTACGTCGGCGTCGGTCGCGCTCTCGGGCAGGCCGAGAGCGGTAGCGAGTTCCTTGGACAAAGTGCTTTCTCCGGTTGGATCGCCCTGCGAGGCGACGGCGCGGAGCTCCAGCTCCGGCCGATTGGTGAGCGCGGCATTGAAGATGCGGGTGACGCGGCCGTCCGCGCGATGGCCGAAATAGGGGCTGATGTAGCGATACTCGCGCGCCGCGAGCGCGGCCGAGGCGGCCGGTGTCCACTCGACGTCGGCGTCGATTCCGTCGTCGGTCACGATCAGCTTGGGCATCCAGCCCGCCGCCGGCGCGCGGCCGCCGACGCCGTCTTTCGCGCCGAACACCGACTGATGATCATAATCAATCATCGGCTGGGTGGATTTGTTGTAGGCGTTGGAAGCGGCGACGATCGCCTCGGCATGGGCGCGATCGGCGACTAGGTAGGGTTTGCCGCCGTCGCGCCGAGGATTCTCGCCGATGCGCAGAAGCTGAATGCGTTTCGGCGGCTCGGCCCCATCCAGCGCGATCTCGCTGGTCGCCGCCGCCGCGCGAAGCTCGATCGCCTCGTTCACTGGACGTTTCCCGGGGTGGTCGCCGCCGAAGCCTGATCGGCCGGGGCGGACGACATCGGCGCGGCGTCGCCCTCGATGGAGGAAAGCGCCGAATTGAAGAAGCCGAGATCGAAATGCTCCTCGAAGCGATCGAACGCGTGGAGCAGGCCGGCGCGGTGGCCCCAGATATAGAAAGTCGCGAGCGCCGCGCCGATCAACAGCGCCGCAAGCACCAGGAGAAGAACGATCTGACTGACCATGATGGCCCCCGAAAAGACGGGAACCTGCTTAACAGCGCGCCGGGGCCGATCTTACATGACAGGCGTCAGCATGGCGGCAGGCGGAATGGAATCGCTGTGCGATACGCATAGCGCGGGAGAGCGTTTATTGGGAAGCCGACCAGGCCAGCGCCCCCGTGGCGAGCCTGGCGAGATCGAAGCCGGGGTCGCGCGCGGTCGCGAAGCGCCAGCCGGTCTTGCCGACGTCGACCACGATCGCGAGGCCGTCGATCGTGGCGATGTAGCGGCGGAACAGCATCGGCTGGCCATCCGCGCCCGTCACCCAACGCCAGCGGATCTCGCGCGGGTGAGCGATCGCGCGGCCGACTAGGCCAAGCACCCGCCGCCGATCGCCGACAGGCACGCGCAGCGCGCCGGCCGCGTCGCGAAACCATCCCGCGCCGATCGCCAGCGGCCAGCCGCTGGCGTCGGTGATGATTTGACTGGGAAAGATGCTATATCCTCGCCACCAGGGCGGCCGCCCGAAACCGATGTGGAGAGCCCGGCGGGGAAATCTTGGCCCGCTTCGCCGGAAACGCCCGCGGATTGATACGGACGGCCGCCCCGGGCCTCCAACAGACGGTGATTATAATACCAGTGGCCATCGGCGCGCTGTTCGAGGAGCGCTTCGACGGTCCGCACATCCTCACCGATCTTCACCGGCGCGGACACGCGCGCATAGCCCAGAACATCCGGTTTATCGGCGAGATCGGTATTGGCTTCAAACCGAACCCGGCCGCGCCGGATGACGTCGGGAACGGCTGGCGTGGCGCGAAGCTTTTCCTCGCCTCCCCTGGCTTCGGGACTTTGCGCGATCGCCTCTCTAACGCCCCGACGACTGATCCGCACATCGCCGAGCGCAGGATTGATGATCGTCTCGCCCGAATCCCGAAAATCATTGAACCATTTCCGAGTCGCCCGCCGCAGCTCCGCGATCGACGCGCTCTTGGGCGCGATCTCCTCGCCGGTGAGTTGGGCAACGGGCTCTCCTGGTTCCAGAGCTCCCGCCAGGAAGGCGTCGACGGCCTCCGCTTCGCTCACATTGGCAGGCAAGAGGCTCGGCGGCGATGGCGCGCCCGGTGGAGGAGCGCCCGGCGCGACGCCCGCCAGCATCGGCAGATCGGGAGCGGGTAGCGGCGGCGGCTCCAGACCTCCGAGCGCGCTCTTTCCGACATTGTAGGCGAAGCCGGGATCGATTCCCGCTGGCACCTTGATCGTCTCGCCGGTGCGCGGATTGACATAATCATCCGGCGGACCGTCGGGCGGCGGCGCATCGCTCACCTCCCAGCCGTTGTCGGCGATCGTGCCGGCGTCGAGCTGGATCACTGTGCAGCGGCAATTCCAGCCGCAGGGCGGATAATGCGTGTCCCACCAGGGATCGTCGACCGGCAGGATCGTGCCGTGCCATTCCGCATGCTGGGGTCGGGTCCGCTCGTCCATCACGGCGGTGTAGCGAAGATAAGGGAGCGCATCCTTGGTGCGCTGGATCTTCTCCCAACGGCCGGCGGCCCGCGCCATGCGCATGTTCATATCGTAGATGATCTTGAGCCGACGCGGGCTGCCGAGCTGGACGGTGCGCGCGAGGCCGGTCGCCGGATCGATCATCCGTTTGCGGCCCCACCAGCCCTTGGCCTGGAGCAGCGGCGTCAGCTTGGCGCGGAAGGTTTCCAGCGTCTCGCCTTTCGCCAGCGCCTCGTCGACCGCCTCGCGGATCGTCTCCAGCACGTCGCGGCTCATCGCCTTGGCGACGGTGAAGGCGCGGGCATGCTCTTCCTGCCATACGTCCTGCCAGGCGAAGCCCACCTTGAAGCCTTTGGCCCGGAAGAAGTCGATTGCCTCGGCCGGCGGCAGCAGCGGGATGGGCGGGCCGGCCATCAGGAGCCGATCAGCAGCTTGCCGCCGCCGGTGCCGATCACCGCCGCGCCTCTGGACGCGATTGGGCGCGGCAGATCCCAGCGCTGGCCCAGTGCCCAAACCCAGCCGCCGTAGTTCTGCAAAAAGCCCGCGATCACCGCGATGCGGCGATGGTGGCCGCTCGCGCCGAGGCAGCCGTCGATCATCGCCGCCGGATCGGCGGCATAATGTGCTTCGGCGAGAATCGTCCCGGCGACGGGACTCCATTCATGCAGGATCGTCGCTTGCGCGAGCGTCGACCAGTCGCCGGCGATGACGCGGGTTCGGTCGCCCTGGCCGAGATTGTCTCCGCCTTCGACGAGCAGGCCGATCGGCCGTCCGCGCCCACTGTGATCGAAGCGCGGCTGGTCGACGGCGGCGGTCCGCGTTACGCCGGCGGCGTCGACATAGGGCGCGGCGGTCGGGCGCGAGAAGGTGAAGGAATCGCCGAACGCCACGATTCAGCCCTCCGCCGGCGTCACGAGCCCCGCGATCCGCGCACCGAACGTGGCGCGGGCGAGCAGCTCGGCCAGCGCATCAACGTCCATCGCGCCGATCGTTGCGATCAGCCGGTTCTTGGCCTCGGCGAGGCTCGCCGCCTGCCCGAGCATCGCGTCGATCGGCGCGACCACCGGCTCCATCTGGCGCAGCCATCCGTCGAGCGCCTCGTCGGCGGTTTCGTCGATCGCGTCCGGCGCGGTCAGGGCGGCCGCCGCGCTCGCCGCTCGAAGGGCCTCCAGACGCGATTTAAGAGGCCCTAAGAAGGCGCTCGCCGCCGTTTCGGCATCGTCGGGGCCGGGAGCCGGCGGACGCGGCCCTGCGGCCGCCTGTGGCGTTGCCGGCCGAAGCACAGGCTCATCCGGTTTCGGGTCGGGCAGGCCGGTCAATTTGCGCATCGCCGGCTCGGAAACCTGAAGGCCGAGCGGCACGAGGATCTGCGCAGCCTGGGAGAGCGCCTTCACGTCGACCGGATCGGGGCGGCCGATCTTGAGGCGCGGATAGGCCGCGCGCTGGCCCCGGTTGAGCATGATCATCGGCCGCACGAGATCGCGATTGAGCGTCGCGGCGAGCAGCTTGGCGTCGGCGCGCTCGATGTCCTCGCGCACGTCGTTGTGGATCTTGCCGACCGCATGGCCGCCGGCGATCGCGTCGGTTGTCGCGGTCTGGCCCAGCACCAGCTTCGAGATCTGCTGATCGATATATTCGGCCAGGCTCTTGAACAGCGCGCCCGCGTCGCCGCCGGCCCCGCGCTGCTTGCCGTCGATGAACTCGACATCCATCGATTTCGGGAACACCGCCGAGGCGTCGGAGCCGATCTGCCGGATCGCGGTCATCAGACGGCGGATATTATCCTCGCTCTCGCCATTGTCGTAGCGGCCGACGCGCAGCGGCATGCCGAACACTTCGAGGAAGGCGATCCATTCCTTCAGCGAGAAGTTCTTGAACATCCACGCCCACGCCGCCGGCCGAGCGAGGCCGCCCCGGATCGGCAGACCCGATTTCGCGGGATGGACATGCTGGATATATTTGAACGCGGACAGCGGCTCGGGGCCGTCCTCACCCCAAAGCTGGAGCGTACGGCCGTCAATCGGATCGAAGCGGAACCAGCGCGGGTCGCGCCATTCAAGCCGTTCGGGCAGCCATGTCGTCGCGGTGCGGGACCAGATAATCTCGGTAACGCTGAAGCCCTTGCCGACGCCGTCAAGGATGTCGAACAGCTCCATTTCCAGCGTGTCGCGCTTGAGCCAAGCGCGGATGAACTCGGCGTCCGCCTTGTCGTCGGGGGAATCGCTCGCCGCCTCCACCTCGATCGGGAGCTGCGAGACGGCGCGCTTGCGGGTGCCGAGGACCGAGCCGTATTGCCACTCTTTCTCCTCGATCTCCTCGGCGAGTTCGAGGAAGGCGATCATGTCGCCCTGCTCGGCCTCGATCAGCAATTGCGCCAGCCGACCGGGTGTGAGCCCGATGCTGGGATGCCCCGCATTGATCGAGCGCATCGACATGAGGCGCGGCCCGGCGACGTCGCGCTGGAGCTGGGAGAAATCGATTGGCCGGCCGTCCGCCCACACCAGCGGCGGCGGTGTCTCCGGCCTGACCGCAGGCAGATTGCTCACCACGTTCCCGCCCTCCCGAAAAACCCGCCGTCGCCGCGATTGTCGTCATTGCGGGGCCGGCTCCAGCCGCCGCCGACCGACATCTGGTCAGCGAAGCGGCCGACCGAACGATATTGGTAGAGCGCCGGTGGCAGATCGGCCGCGCGGCTCGCCAGCGCGGCCGCCCAGAAGCGGTCGGCGTGGACCTCGCCGTCATTGACGATGCGGACGCCGCCGCCGACGGAAGCCATGCGTTTGATCGCGCGCAGGTCGGCCCGAATGATCGGATCGGGCGGAATGCGGATCAGCCCCCGCTCGAAGCGCGTCACCAGCGATATCGCCAGATCGAGCCGGGTAGGCCCGGTCAGAAGCTGGCCGACGACGCGGCTTCCCCAGCGGAGCTGGGCGTCCTCCACAACCTTCTCGCCCATGCCCGTCTGGTCGATCCACCAGGCCGCCTGGCGGCGCGTAGCGAAGGTCTCGTCCATGAACGCGTCCTGGTGCGCGAAGGTGACGTTCACCTCCTCGTAGCGGTCGCGCAGCCAGAGCACGTCGCCGACCAGCTCGAAGTTCCACTGGATCGCTCCATCGCGACGCCGCGCTACGTCGCGGCCGCCGTAGCAGAGGCCGCCCTGGTAGAGCTCGGGCCTCCCGGCGTCGGGATGCTCGGCCGCCGCCAGATCCTCGGGCTTGATCAGCGAGCCCGCGCCCGCCTTCGGGATGCAGCGGAGCTCCTCGTCCGCGTCCTCGCCATAAGTCGCGAAGATATCGTCGATCCATTCCTGCTTCGGCAGGATCGCGCGGCCCTTCACATGGGCGGCGAGCGCGACGCGCTCGTAGAGACCGTCGGCGATCGCATCGTCGAAGTCGATGCGGCGATGCGCGCCCTTGCGCTCCCCTGACTTGATCTCGTCGAGCAGGACATTGAAGGGATTGGCAACGCCGTCGTGCGTGGACCAGACAATCACCTGGCCGCCCCACATCAGCAGCGCCAGCGCCGATTTCAGCGTCTCGCCGATATTCTTGTGGAACGCCGCTTCGTCGATGCCGACCTTGCCCTGCTTGCCGCGCAAGGCGCGCGGCACCGACGGCAGCGCCACGATCTTGAAACCGGAGGAAAAGCGGATGCGGAATGCCTGGACCTTCTCGCCGTCGCCTTCGAGCACCTCCTCGTCGGCGTCCTCGGCGGCGATCCCGAACGCGCGAGCCCACATGGCGCAGGCGTCGATGAACTCGCGCGCCATCTCCATGTCATAGCCCATATACCAGCAATTATCGCCGCCGGCCGAGCGCTGCGCCGCCGCCGTGAGCACGAAATAGGCGGCCATCGCCCAGGTGAGGCCGATCCGTCGGCTCTTCTCGATGACGAGCAGCGAGACACCGGACATGAGCAGCGTCAGCGTCCGTTGCTGATAGCCGAGCAACAGATCGCCGCGCGGCAGCCGCTCGAACGAGGCAAGCGCCGCTTCGCGCTCGGCCGTAGCGCCGCGATAGTCGCGGTCGAGCACGCTCACGCCTCGGCACCCAGCACGGCATTGGTGATGAACTTCACGGTCTCGGCCGTGAGCCCTTTCGCCTTGGCCGCCGTTTCGGCACGATCGGCGGCATCCCTGGCCGCTTTTTCCCGCACCTTCATCACCATGTCGGCATTGGTCTTCCGCGCGCCGGCGAGGCTCTGGAGGGAGCGGGCGAGGAACTGGACGTCCTCGGGGCCGAACGTCACCGGCTGCCCGTCGCCTTCATCGTCGGTTGCCGTCACCAGGCGCAGGATCATCGTGTGCATCAGCTCGATGTTGAGATCGGCAGTGCGGTCCTCGGGCGCATCGCCGACCTGCGCGATCAGCGCGTTGGCCACCTCCCGACTCTGGCGGAGCTGCGCCCCGATCTCCTCGATCGACTTGATGTGGCGCCCGAGCGCGGAGCGCGAGACCTCGCCCTGCCCGAGCTCGCGCAGCCGCTTCAGTATCTCGTCGATCGTCCAGCCGTTATCGATCCGCAGCTTTCCGATCAGCTCGCGAATCTCGGGATCGAGCCGGTCGACCGTGGACATGCGCCGGCGGTGCGGGGCCGGCATGTCACGCGCCCGGTGTCGGGCGCTGGATGCCCGGATAGACGGAGACGCCGGCCTGGACATCGTGGCCGCGCTCGGTCAGCGTGGCCACCAGCAGCCCGATGGCCGGCTCGGTCAGCGTCACCATGCGATGATCGCGCAGCCAGGCGAGCTCGCCGCGCACCTGATCGCGCGTCGCGCGCAGCCCGAGCTGGCCAGCCGCCTCGTGCAGCACCGAACTGTTGGCGCAATAGCCGGACGCGACGGCAAGCACGCGCAGCAGGGTCAGCCGGAGATGCGGCAGGAAGGCTTCGTCGAGATAACTCATCCCCCTCTCACCCCTTTCTCAAGGAAATAGCCTTCGATGCGGTTGATCGAGGCCTCCGCTCGCTCGACCAGGTCGCGCGTGCCCGAGACGGTGGCGTTGAGCGCCTGAATCTGGCCCTGGAGCCCGAGAATGTCCCCGCTGGAGGCGACCCGCGCCTCCATCTCCCGCAGCTCGCCGCGCAAACCTTCGAGATCGGCCTTCAAGGCACAGCCGCCGATCTTCTCCTCCACGCCGTTCACTTTGGAGCCGAGCGTGTTGAGCTGGCGCTGGAGCGCGCCGGTGCCGACCGGATTGGAGCCGCCCCCCCGCCAGATCGCGTAGAGCATGAAGCCGATGATCGCGATGCAGGCGACCAGCTCGAACGCATTACTTGGCATGGGGGCCTCCCTTCGATTGCGCCCAGGCGCTCACCCAGGCGTCGATCGTCAGACGCGCCCCCGTCACCACCGCGCGCGCCACCAACTCGACGAAGCCGAGACCGGAATAGCCGAGCCCCACCGCCCAGCCGAGCGCCACGATCGGCCGCTTCTCGCCCGTCACGATCAGCGCCAGCACGCCGAGCGCCAGCAGCGCGGTCAGCGCCGCGTTGCCAACCCGTCCGAGCTTGGCTCCCGCGTTCGAGGCCGGCGCGATCCGCCGCGCCAGCAACAGCCCGAGGATGCCGAACAGCGCCGAGAAAATCGGGATTTCCACGCCGAACAGGGTAACGGCCGCCGGGCCGAACGCGGTCGGCGTGACGTGCGGTGTCGCGGCGGCGGCGATGCTGGCCAACCCCGCGCCGAAGGTCGCGCCGGCCAGCTGTGTCGCCGCCTGTCGGATGAGGAGAGCCTTCATCCCGCGAGGTCGGCCGTCAGCTTCGCCCTCTCCGCCGCGATCCAAGCGGCCGGGTCATAGCCGGAAGGCGGCGTGAAGATCTGTGCTTCGTGAATGACCATGCCCGCCAACGAGACGACAGAGCCGGTGGTCCCGAGCACGGGCGGATAGCCGCCGGAATCATCCGGCGTGTAGTTGTAGGTCACGACCTTCGCATCGTCGGCCCAGGCGTCGACGTTGCGCTGCGCTCCTCCGGTCGCCTTGAAATGGTAGGTGATGAGATAGGAGGACGCGGCCGCCGGCGCGGCGACGAGGTTCTGGCCGCCATTGCCGAAGCGCGTCTGGAGAATACCCCCGTTGAGCAGGATTCCCCACTGACAGGTCGCGGTGTTCCTCATCTTGCCGGCCAGCGCCAGCGTTCCGGCCGGATCGCTGCCGAGTGTCAGGCCAATGGCGATCACCACGTCGCGATCCTGTGGAGCCTGAAGGACGTCGAAGCTCGTCGGCAGGGTGATGGTCTGGCTGCCGCTCGCGAACGCCACGCCTTTGCTGGCCGCGCCGATCGGGATGTAGCCGGCACCGCCGACGGCGGTCACGGTCGCGGCGGCATAACCGGCCAGCTCGTTGTCGAGCGTGTCGCCGACCACGCGATTGCCATTCGTCAGATCATAGAAGCGGAACAGCGCCTCGTGATCGGTCGTCATCGCGTCGTCGGTGAGCGGGAAGACCGGATTGGTGAGATTGGGCGGGTTGTAGCCGATCGCGTTCAACTCGGGCATGTCAGTGACTCGCTTTTAGGGTTGTGAAGAGGGCGACCATGCGGTTGACCTGGATATGCTGGCCCGCGCCGATGAAATGCGTGCCGTCACCGTAGAGGCCGCCCGGCCAGTAACCGGCGGCGATATCCGCATTGTCATCGTCGGTCGGCGTGTAGCCCACGGCCGCCATCTCGGCCGCGCTGGGCGGCGTCAGGAAATCGAGATAATAGCGGCCGTGCGCGGTGCGCAGTTTGTTGTTCAGTGCGATGATGTCGCTCTGGTTGGTGTCTCCGGCCGAGCCGCGCTTGCGGCCGATCACGCTGGCGGTCATCATCAGGCCGCCGCCGGCCTCGCAATATTGCCGCGATGCCACCGAATTGGCGACGATCCCGTCGAGATCGGTATAGCCGTCGTTGGTGCCGACACACTGGAAGTTCATCCCCGAACGCGCCTGGAGCGCAATGTCCGGCACGAAGCAGGAGCCGGGCGGCACCGTCACCGCGTCGCCGGCCTCGTCGCGGGTGAAGGTCTGGTTTCCGCTGGTATCGGTGGCGTAGGTGCCGTGAACGCCGGCGAGCGTGCCGGTCTGGGAGTTGAAGAAGTCCCATGTGCTCCATTGGGCGGAGCCGTAGAAGAATATGTTGGTCGAATAGCTGGTGATCGCCACCGCGCCGCTCGCCGGAATGGTGTCGCCCGTCACGGTGAGGATCGCGGGCCTGCCGCCTTGCCGCGCCGCGATCTCCAGCGAGGTCTGGCCGCTCCTCCCCAGGCTCTGATCGTTCTTGCCGAACACCGCGACGCCGGGCAGCGCGGTGATCGCGTAGTTCGGAAAGGTGTTCGGCGCGGCGTCGCCAGCGCCCTCGGTGCGGCTATCTCCCCACATATAAAGCCGAGAGAAATCGGTTGATTCCGGTGCGAATATGGCTGGGTCGAGCGCATCATAAAGCCGCGCCACGAACGCGGGGCTCACCTTCGTGTCGAACAGACCGGCTTCATCCCAGATCGCAATGGCGCGGCCGTCGGCGGTGCGTAGAAGAAGCCGACCGGCATTGCCTTGGCTGGAATCGAAGGAGGGATCAGCAGATAGTTTCGCGACCAGTTGAGGGTCGGGCAGGAAGTTTATCGCGCCCGTCTTGGGGTCGGCATAGAGCAGGATTCGGCCATCCGCCGTGCAGAGCGCGGGAAAGCCGAAACGCGTGGTGAAGCTGAATGCGGCGGTCATCGCCGTCTTCGCCGCCTCGGCGTCGCTCGCCGCCTGCTGCGCCTGGTCGACATAGGTCGAGAGATCGGCCGCCGCAGCGCTCTCGACGAAGTTGCTGAACTCCCACGATCCCGTGCCGTTGTCGCCGGTTTTGGTGTAATAGCCGCTCTTGCCGGGAGCCGGCTCGGCATAGACCAGCGCGATCGCGCCGGCATCGAAGGTGAGCGGCAGCAGCGCCACCGTCGCGCTCACCGCGTCGACATGGCTCACCTCCTTGAACAGCGTGCCGAGGTCGATCGCCTGCACCGGGCCGCCCGGCTGCTGGACGATCAGCAGCGCCCCGGTCGGCGCGTCGGTCGCGCGCGGAAGCTGGTCGGGCGTCTGGGTGACGATTGCGTCGGCCATCGGAGTTTCAGCCGTCCTTCAGCGCGTCGAGCTTCGCGCCGAGCGCCTGAATATCGGCATGCGCCTGGTCGATCAGCGCCTGGAGATCGGCGGCGCTGGTGGCCGCGTAGGCTGCCTTCACCTTCTCCCAGTTCGCCTCGATCTCGGGCAGCGCGGTCTGGAGCGCCTCGGCGGCCGCGAGAGCGGTGGCGACGAGTTGGAGAGCTTGCTGTGCGGTCATGCTCATTTCAGGACTCCCAGCGCGACGATCTGGCTGACGATGGTGGTGAGCCCGATTGCAGCGTCGCCTTCGGCGGCCGCATTGGCCGCCTGCCGCGCGGCATAGCCTTCGGCTTCGAGCCGGACGCCCTTGTCGTTCAGCGCGATTACCCGCGCCTTGGCGTCGCCGCTGATCGCGCCCGACTGGATGCCGGCCAGCGCCGCCTGCTGGAGCGATTCGAAGCCGATCTGGGCAGTGAGGAACGCCTTGTCGGCGTCCAGCCGGACAGTGCCGGTCGTGGCGCAGCCGGCAAGCGCGAGCAGCGCCCAGGCCGCCGCAAGGGAGAGACGTCGCATCGGTCAGGATCCTTTGCTGGTGGAAACGGAGGCGGCCGCCTTGGCGTGGAGCAGCCTTGTCTGGAGCGCGCCGAGCGCGACGCCGACGATGATCATGGCCGCGGTCGCCAACCCGTGCGCGGCGAGAAACGCGCCGGCGATCGCCAGCGCCTTGGTGGCGAGCTGCATCAACATCGGCCGGAGCGCCGAAGCGGCGGCGGCGTCCAGTCCGGTCATGTCGGTCATCGGTTCATGCCTCGTGGTGGAACAAGCATCAGACGGCTCCGAGCCGGTCGACGCGCGCATCCCAGCCCTCGGCGAAGCAGGCGAGGCGCGGATGAGCGGCGATGATGGCGGCGTAATGGTCCCGCGCGACCCGCTTGTAGGCGGCGATCACGCCGTCCATGCCGACGGTGGCGATCGACCGTTCCACCGCCGCCTCGGTTTTGGGACCGAGCTGACCGTCGGTTTTCGCGCCGACGGCGGATTGGAGCAGCCGGATCGCCGTGCCCGAGCCCATATTGACGCACTGGTCGAGCATCATCGCGTCGAGCGGCGGCGGGAGCTGGCCGATCCCTTCGGCCTCCCAGAAACAGCGGCGGTAGAGCGCGGCGGCCTGCGGCCTGGTCAGCGCCCGCACGTCACGCCCGTCGATCAGGCCGTTGGCGTCGACGTCGCACAGCGCCCGGTTCGCCGGCAGTCGCCCCTCGGCGACGAGGAAGCGCAGCGAGATTCCGTATTTGGTGACGCCGCCCGGATCGGCCGGATTGTCGACCAGGCCGCCCTCGACCGCGAACAGCCGATCGACCGCGATCTGGAAGCGCGTCTTGAGCGTCGGCTCGGCTGAAAATCCCCCGTCCATGTCGAGCGGGATACCAGCGGCTCCCGCGCCGCTCTTACATGACGGACGTCATAGATCGTTGTCGCCGCCGCCCTCGAACAGATCGAACTGGCGCGTCTCCTCGGCGCGCTGGGCGAGCAGCCGATAGACCTGCCGCTCCGAATAGTCGGTTTCCTCCGCGATCCGCTGGCGAGTCAATCCCCGCCGCGCGAGCTCGTGGACGCGCCGCTGGCGCTCGACCCGCTTGGGCACGGACAGCGTCTCTTCGCGGAAATGCTCGACCAGCCGGGCCGCCGCCGCCGCGCCGATCGCCACCGCGATCGGATGATTGGGGCGAAGTTCGGCCGGCACGAACAGCCGCCGGCCGCCGAAGTGGCGCGCCAGCCGCCACGCCGCCTCCTCGCCGATCACCTCGGCGATCTCGTCGAGCACGCTCGATCCGGTCGAGGCGGGCGCGGCGCTCATGCGGTCTCGCGCGCCTCCCGCTCGGGCGGCGCGAGCGGCAGCGCCGTCGCGCAGAAAGCGCATTCGGCCGAATGGCGGCCGACATGCCATTGCGATCGCCCGCAGCCGGGGCAGAGCGCGCCCGGACGATAAAGCGGCGCATAGCCGCGCGTGGCGGGCGCGACCGCGATCACCGCCGTCCTCCCGGCCGCGCCGCGCGCAGCTTCGCGCCCAGCCCGGCCGCGATACGGTCAAGCTCGGAAAATTCCCAAATGCCGCCCGGCGAGGCCGGCCGTTCGCCCAGCAGCAGCCACGCCGCCTCGGTCAGCGACCAGTGGCGCGCCGCGATCCCGAGCGTCTTCAATCGGGCGAGGATCGCCTCGGCGAGGCGGCGCTTGAGCACCATAACCTGCGCGGCCGGATCGATGCCAGCCAGATCCTGACGCCAGCCCTTGCGTTCGCCCATCGCCTTTAGCGCCTCGATCAGCTTGTAGGCTTTCGCCTGGTCGGCCCATTGCAGCCGCTCGACCCCGAGCTGCCGGCGCGCGAAGGCTTCGAGCGCGCGCTCGGACGGATCGTCGATGGCGCCGAGATGGTGGAGCGAGATCCACAGCGCCCGCGCCTTCTTCGCCGCAGGATGATCCGCCGCCCGGGGCGAGCCGCCCCGTCCCGCCGCCGGTTTCGGCTGGAATCCACGCGCCTTGAACCGCTCGACGACGCGGACCAGCTCGGCTTCGCTGCAATCGGCGGCGCTCGTCCTGCCGGTGACGTCGAGCAGCACCGCCCGATAATCGTCGTCGACCAGGCCGAGCTCCTTCTGGGCGAGCTTCACCTTGGCGATCAGCGCGCGCCGACGAGGATTCGGCGCGAAGCGAGGCGCGGCGGCGGTCATGCGGCATCCTTTCGGACAGAGAAAGCGTCGATCATGCGGTTGGTGAGGAGCCGGAAAGCCGGATCACGCTCGCGCATCTCCAGCGCGCGGCGGTAGCCGGAAACCACGGTGCTATGATCGCGGTCGCCCACCGCGCGGCCGATCTTCGCGAAGGACAGCTCACGCAGCTCGCGCGCGCCCCAGAACACGGCGAAACGGGCGCGGGCATGGGCCGCACGCCGATCGTTTCCCCGTATCGCGTCGCCCCGCAGACCCGTCTCGAACGCCACCCAGCGGATCATCGCCGCCACCGATCTGTCCGGCATCTCGACCGGCGCGTAATCGGGATCGCCGGTCAACGCCGCCTCAATGCGCTCGATGCGCTCTACGAGTTCCTCGATGCTGGTCATCGTCCTGGCTCCATCGCCATGAAGGCGTCGGCCAGCATCAGCAGCGCGATGCCGGTCAGCCAGCAGAAGGCGACCAGCATCGCCAGCCGCCGGCCGCCTCCGCTGCTCTCGCGCAGCACGCTCCAGGCGCGGCGGAGCCCGAACATCGCCGTCACGCCCGGATATTGCGCGTGGCGCGCGTCGCCTGGGCGTCGCGCAGGTCGGCGAGGCTGATCGGCCGCTGATCCTCGATCGCGAACATGCTGGCCGCCTCGACAATCTGGCGGCATTCGCGCAGGCCGCCGGCCGCCGGCGTCAGCGCGATCTGGATGAGCAAGCGGCGCATGCCCGCGTCGCTGATCTTCCATGCGTCGCAGAATGCCTCGGCATCCGCTTGCTCGGGCAGGTTTTGGACATGGCGCACCGCGATCCGGCTGTTCATGCGGGCGAAGGCGTCGCGGCGCGGGCCGCCCTCGATCCGCATGATCAGTTCCTCGTTGCCGAGCAGGCAGATTCCGGTGCCGGTCTCGTCGTGCCAGGAGCGGATTTCCTCCAGCGCCTCCCAGGTGAGATGCTGCGCCTCGTCGATGATCAGCAGCTTGCGCTTGCCGCGCAGATTGTCGGTGACGCGGCGCGAGAGCGCCTGGGTGTTGTTGCCCTTGGGCTCGGTGCCTTCCAGCACGCGAAGCACCTGGAGGATCATGCCGTTCAGCGTTCGGGTCGACTGCCGCATGGTGACGACGAACACGAGCGGGACGCCGAGCGCGTAATTCCAGGCGGTGATCGTCTTGCCGGTGCCAGGTGCAGTGCCGACCGCGGTGACCCGGCCCATATGCGCGATCTTGAGCAGCCCCTCGATGCGGCGTGAGGTTGGCGTCTCGAAATAGGGGACGTCCTCGGCCAAATAGGCGAGGTCGCTTTGCGTCTCCTCCATCTGGCGAAGCCGGTAGATCGCTCGCGCGACCCGCTCGTTATTGCCCTGGTAATTGCCCTTGCAGAAGGGCTGGAGCGTGCCCATCGGCACGTCGGCGAGCAGCGCGAAGCGCGACCAGGAGAGCTCGTGCTTGAGCCGGTAGGCGTTCGCCCACTCGCGTTCGGCCTCGACGTCGATCGGCAGGTCGTCGGGATTGTTCATCGGCCAATTCTCCTCTGTTGGTCAGTCGACCACGCGCAGGCGGGTCATCGCCTTCGCGATCCGGTCGATGCTGTGATGGGTGGCGGGGGCCGCGCGCGGCTTCAGCGCCGCCGCCGTCGCGCGGTGGCGCACCGGGCGGATGATGCTGGGCTCCGGGAGCTCGGCCGGCGGGGCGTCCGGCAGCAGCGCGGCGATATCGGCCGCCTCCATCAGCTCCTGAAGCTCGACCTGGCGGCGCGCGGCGGCGCGATGGTCGCGTTCCTGCCGGGCGCGCCGCTTGGCGGCGGCTACGTCGAGGAAGCCGGTCGCCTCGATCAGCGGCGCGGAGGCGAGATAGCGCCCGTCGCGCGCATAGACATGCAGCGGCAGGGTGAGATCGTCGGGATCGAACCGCACCACCACGCGCGATCCCGCGAACTGGCCGAGCTCGGGGGTCCAGTAGCGATTGCCGTAGAAATTCTCGATCGCGCCGGTGCGGCGATCGGTGGTGACACCTTCCGCAGTCAGCAGCGCCAGCCGGAGCTGCTCGGGATTCGCCTTGCCGATCGACGCGGTCGCATAGGAGCGGTTGAACACGTCGTCGAAGCTGTGGACGCCCGCGCCCATCTCGGTCCGGCGGCCCGGCCGCGCGTTGTGCGCCGCGATTCCGGCCTCCACGATGCGGATGAAGTCCGCCAGCGGGATCGCCCGATCGCCGTAATTCTCGGGCTTCGCGTCGGGCCGGTTGCCCGTATAGGCCCCCGCGAACGCGGGATGCCTGGCGATCGCGTCGCAAAAGTCCCTGAAGCCCCTTTCAATCGGCTTTGAGGAGCCGCGATAGGGGGTCGACCAGTGCGGATTGACGCCCACGGCAGGCAGCAGGCCGGTCGGCTCATCCTCGCGGATGGTGAAGCGGAATCGCGTCTTCGCGCCGCCGGTGATCCATTTCGAGGCGAAGGCGCGGCCGTTGTCGAGGAGGCAGCCCCTGGGGATCCCGTATTTACGAAACAGATCGGCGAAGGCGAGCCGGGTCAGCACCGCGCTCTCGGTCTCGCCGATGCGCCACGCGAGGAACTTGCGGCTGTAAACGTCCTGGATGGCCACCATCATCGGCCGCTGGATCGCGCCGGAGGGGAAGCGGACGAAAACGTCCCACTTGTGCCCGTCGATATTGACCAGTTCCATCGCGTGGAGCTGGGCAACGGTGCGCTGCTGCGGCGGCAGCGTCTGCCGGAGCGCATCCTGTCCTTCCCGGCGCAGCACGATCACGGCGGCCGGAACCTCGCGCTCCAGCTTGCGCCACAGCGTGCGCGAATGCGGCAATGACAGTCCCCGCGCGGCGGCAAGCGTCAGCGTGCGCTGATAGCAGCTTTCCCATGTCGGCCGTTCGGGCCGGAGCCAGTCCGATTTGAGCGCCCGCCACAACTCGGGATCGACGGCGGCTTCCGCTCCGCCGCCCTTGCGGCGCGGCGCGAGGTGCGGCAGCCAGTCCGCCTGGTCGATCCCCTCGACCGCACGACGCCAGCCCCACAGGGTCGAGGTGGAAACGGACTCGTCGGCCGCCACGGCGGCGATCGCCGCCGTGCGGGTCAGCCCGGCCGCCTCGTGGCGCTCCACCGCGTCGATGATCGCGAGCCGCCGCGCGGCGACGGCCTTCACAGCGTCCGACTGCGCCTCGAACCACGGCCACAGGCTCGCCGGCCGCGTCTCCGGCGGCGGTCCCGCGGTCACCTGGGCCGCGCCGCCGAGGCCGCGCTTGGCGAGCTCGACCCGCGCAGCCGCCGGGAGCAGTGCGACATGATATTCGGTGCCGCCGCCGCGCGCCTTGCGGGGCCGCGCCAGCGCCAGTCCGGCGGCGTCGCCTTTCAGCGCCCAGCGTTCGGCGGCCGCCTTCTCGTTGATCTTGCGCTTGGTTTTGGGCAGCCCGGGGAGCTTCAGCTCCGCCAGTTCCGCCGCCGTGAACCAGTTCCTGCCCCCCATTGGCGTCACGCGATCACCTCATCCTCGGCGATGTCGAACGGGCTGCCGGTGAGGCTCCAACGGCAGCCGTTCCTGCCGTCCGCCGCCCAGCCGGGCGGGCTCATCGGATTGTTGTCGCAGCGGCCCCGCCGTCCGCATGCGAGCCGCACGCGCACGCGCTTGCCCTCGGCCTCGGGCGGCAGATGACCGGGATTGCGCTTCATCTGCGCTTCTCCCCGCGCATGATCTCGGTCGCAGCCCGCTCGGCCGCGCGAATTTCCGCGTCGATCCGCCGCCGCTGGGCGCGGAGGTGACCGAGCCGCGCGGCATGGATTTCCTCGCCGACCAGCAGCGCCGCCCCGATCCGGCGCACCAGCGCGTCGAGCAGATCGTGACGCTCGGTCACCGCCACCAGCGCGAGGAAGCGCGCCACGCTGATATTGTGGGCCTCGCGCGCCTCGGAGGCGTAGGCGTCGAGCATCGCGCGCGAGACCGTCTCGTCGAGCAACGAGGAGACCGCGCCGGCCACCTCGTCGCGCGATCGCGCATCTTCCTTGAGCGCCCGCGCCACGCACGCCGCCACCCAGCGATCAAGCCCCGCCAGCTCCGCCTCGCGACGCGCCGGAGCCGGCGGGTCGAAGGTGAAGCCGAGCTGGGCGGCGTCGATCGCGGAGCGGCGCTTGGTCATGCTGAAACCGGAGGCGAGAAGCGCGAGGTGACGCCGCGCTCGGCGGCGAAGGCGGCCATCTCGGCAGCGGAGACGTTCGGGCCGAGCCCGGTCACCATCCAGCGCCCCGGCTCTTCAGCCCGCTTGGTATAGCAGGCGTGGATGATGGTGAGCTGCGCGGCGATATCGAAAGGAGCGAGCTGCGCGCGCGCTTCCGGGGTGAGTTCGCTGGCGGCGATCTCGTAGCGTGCCACCAGGTCGCGCGCCCGATCGGCCGCAAGCGCGGCCTCGTGCGAAAAGCTGCTGTGCGTCAGCGCCGCGGAGGCCTCGATGCGCTCGATGATCCGGCGGCGAGCGGGGCTGATCATGCGAGCGCTCCCGTCGCCACGCCGCCGAGCGTGTATGAATAGTCCGGGCGGCGGAGCGGAATGTTCGGGACGAGGGTGGCTTTGCCGCTCGCAACCAGCGCCAGCTTTTCCTCGAAGGTGAGGGGCCGCTTGGGCGCGATCGGGGCCGGCTTCGGCATCAGTTCGGCGATCGTGCGGCGCTTGGCCTCGATCTGGTCGCCCTCGGCCTCGATCAGATGACGGCGGTAGACGATCAGGTTGTGCTTGCTGCGCGGCAGCCAGTCGAGCGCACGGTCGACGGCTTCCGCCTTCACTCGGCCGAGGCGGACGATGGGAGGCAGTTCCCGACCTTTGCGTTCGAGTTCGGCCTTTAGCTCATCCCGGAACTGATAGGCGAAGCTGCTGCCGACCACCGCAATCTTAGCCGCCCTGGCGACAGGCGTGCCCTTGAGCAGCTCGGCGCGCAGAATATCCTTCTGGATCAGGTGAACCGAAGCGAGCGAGTCCTTATAGGCGATGCGCCGTCCGGCGTGATCGCAGCCGGGTAGGCATTCGCCCTTGCGGCGAAGGCGACGGATCAACTTCACACGCCGGCGCTGGACGTGCGTCTTGCTGACGCCGGTTAGGTCCGCGATGCGCGGCGCGCCGTAACCGGACATGAGCAGCTGCTCGACTTGCCTGTAGACGTCCTTCGGCACCTTCGCGCCGCTGTAGCGAGTGCCATTGCCCGGCGGCGGAAGCTGGCGCTTGCCGCGCGCCTTGAGGTCGCCGTTGTAGCGTCGACGCTCCTCGGCAATGCGCGCCGCGCTGATGCCGAGCTGGAGGCCGATATCGATAGCCTTCATGCCCCGACTCAGCATCTCGCGCAGGCGCTCGATACCTTCCGGGAGAAGGTGGCCATTCTCGTCCCGCTGTGCCGGCGTGAAACCGAGCCGCGGGCACAAGGCAATGACAACGGCGTTCTGCGCGGCCGTCTCGCACACACCGAAACGATTGCCGATGCGCTCGAAGCTCCACCCCTCGTCCTGGCGCAGCCGAATCGCCTCCTCGAGATCCGCTCCGTCGAGCTTGGCCTTGGGCGTCGGGATCAGCACATAAGGGCTGCGGACCCCGAGCTTGTGCGCCATATTCTGGATCGCGCTCCAGCTGCGTTCGGGGAGCGCGTCGGCGCAGCCATTGACACCCTCGCGCGGATAGACGTCGCAGAGGATGGCTATCTCCTCGCTGGTCCATGCCGGCGCTTTGCTGCGTCGAACACGCATCAAAACGCCTCCTTTGCCGGCAGCGTCTCGACCAGCGCGCGCAGGACATCGACCTGCAGTTCGTGGAGCGGCGCGGCGCGGAAATTGTCGGCGCGGATCGGCTTCACCAAGCGGTGGCGGCCAAGCCGGATGGTCAGCCGTATCATGCCGCGCGCCGCGCCTGATAGCGGCGGATTGCCGCCAGCAGCTGCGCCGAGCCGCGCGCCGCGTCCCGCTGCCACAGGTCCGCCGGCCCAACGGTCAGCCGGCTAATGATCTTCTGGACATGATCCAGCTGATAGCCGCTCTCCGCCGCGATCTGCCGGGCGGTCCGGCCCCTGTCGTGGAGGTCCATGACGATCTGCTCGATCGGCGTCATCCCGTGACGTTCCATGCCCATCATGCCTCCTCCTGGCCGCGCAACGCGGCCTCCAGCACCAGCCGATGCGCGCGGCGGCGCATCGCTTCGCGGCGTTCACGCGTCAGCCGCGCCTGGGTGGCGATGCGCCGCCGGTCCTGCGCCGCGATGGCAACCGGGTGGGTCGATCGCGGCGGACGGCTCCGCGCCGCCTCGCGCAGCTCGCGCTCTATTGCGGCGGCGATCGCCCATTCGATCGGCGTCGCGCCGTCGAGGCGAGGTGCGGCCATCATCCCAGCAGCCACCAGACCAGCAGGCCGGCGGCCGCCTCGATCAGCATCAGCGGCGTCCAGAAGATGATGGATTCGCCCCAGGTGGCGGGTCGCCCGTCGATCATGCACCGATCCCCTCAAGATGGAGGACCGCGCGCCGCCAGGCGTCCTGATAAGCGGCGTGCTGGCCGTCCCGAAACGTGATGATGAGCTCGCGGCGGAGGCCTTCCGGCAGCGCGAACCAATGATCCCGGCAGAAAAGCTGGCCGCGCCGCACCCGCTCTTCGCAGCCGTCCGCCGCGCAGGGGCGCGTGCGGTCGGCATAGAGCCGCGTCGGCCGGTGCCACGGCCGTCCGCGCCGATCGAGCTCGCGCTGGAGCGCGCCGGTGGGCAGACGGGTGAGATCGACGTCGGACGCGATGGGAAGCGCCAGATTGCGCTCCCGGTCGTCGGTCCGAAGCAGCCGCCCTTCACGGATCAGCCGCTCGACAATGGCCCGAGCCAGCGCCGGTCGAATCGAAAAGCGGTCGGCGATCTCCGAACGCGTCGGCGGCGAGCCGCATTCGGTGATCATGTCGCGGGCGTAGTCATAGACGGCTTCGGCGAGATCGGGTGTCATGCCCGATCTCCCGGCAGTTCCGCGCCGACTTGGCTTAAAAGCTGCCCGCACGAGCGCCGGCGCGCTGCGAGTTCCGGCCCCGTCGCCAGATCAATCGCCGCCAGCTCGACCAGTATCGCGCTCATCGCGCGGATCGTCTCGGCAATCGTCTTGTCTTCGGCCAGTTCGCTAAGGCCGGTCATCCCCGAGACCGCCTTCGCTGTCATTCCGAGCATTCCATGCCGGCGTAGAGCGTGAGAAAAATCGGGGCTCATGCCCGCTCTCCCGCCTGGCCGATCGAGAACCGATCGGTGACGATCGCCATGCGCACCTGTTGGAGATCGAAGCTGGCGTCCTCGATCGCGGCGCAGCGCTCGGCGGGAATCAGTTCGTCCTCGATCAGCCCGTCCAGCTCGGCGCGCGCCCTGTCGAGGCGGTCCAGCGCCGCGTCGCGTTCTTCTTCGCAAGTCTCGGGGAAGCCGCCGGCATTAAACTGCTCGCCGAATGTCAGGCGGTAGCCCTCCGGCAGCATTTCGGAGAGGTGCGCCAGCGCACCCTTCTTCTCGGCCAGCGACATGCGCGAGAAGGCTCCGATGAAGGCGGACAGCCGCTTGTGATCCGGCTGCGGAGCCTGACGGAACGGCGCGCTCGCCTCGGCGATGCTGCGCGCGCCGGCCAGCAGCCGGTTGATAACGTCGATCTGCTCGCCTTCGTCCATCTTGGCGAGCGCGCGGAGCTGCGCCGCGTTTTTGAGGACCGGATGACCGAGGCCGCCGTCGTGGCTCCGCAGGCGCGCCACCAGATCGGGCGCGAGACGGCGATAGAGCAGCAGGTCATTGTAGATCGTGCGGCGCGAGAAGCCGAGCCGGTCGCCGATCTCCTCCGCCCAGCCATATGCAACTGCAATCGTTGCATTTGCGTCATGCGATTGCGATTGCAGCTCTTTCTGCCAGCGCACCGCCGCCGATACCGCCCGCCCGTCGGCGTCGCCGTCGAGCCCGGCGCGCGCCTTCAGCAGCGCCACCTGCTCGGCGATGAAGGCGGCGCGCTCGACCGGATCGAGCCCGCGCCGCATCAGATTCTCGGAGATTTCCCGCGCGATCCGCTCGCGCGGATCGGCCTCGACCTCGATCGCCTTGACATAGGCGAGGCCCTTGAGCCGCAGGCCTTCGAGGCGATGGCCGCCGGCGACCAACCGCCATCCCGATTTGCCGGGCAATCGGCACACCTCGATCGGCGTGCGCTGTCCCTCGGCCGCGATCACGCCGCCCAGCGCGTCGGCCCATACCGGATCGATCGGCCGCAGCCGCTCGCCGACCTCGATCTGCTCGACCGGGATCAGCAGAACCTGCCCGACAATGTCGGGCGCTTGAGCCGGAGCGTTCGTCTGGGCCGCCATGTTCAACGGACCCCCGCATTTAGACGATGCGAGTCGGCGTGCGCTTCGCTATTATCCGAAACTTCGGATTCGGAGGCGGCGGGAGCGATAGTGTCGAGAGTATCTTCGATGGCGCGCCGAACGCGCGCGCTCGGGCGGCCTCGCAGCACGTCATTGACCGATTTCTCGGGCAATCCGCGCTGCCGCTCGAAAGCGGCGACTGAACCGAAGCGCTTGCGGAGCGCCGCCTTGATGTCCTCGGGATGGGCGGTGATGGTCATATGTCGCTAAATCCGAAAGTTCGGCCCGAACCTTCGGATAACATCAGCCGTCGCCGTCGCCAAGCCCCTAAAACCGAAAATCCGGTCGGTATGCGCCTGGTGGAGGCGCTGAACGGCCGAACTCTCAAATGGCTTGCCGAAAAGACCGATATTTCGGAGAGCACGCTCGGCGATTACGTCCGGAAGGGGATTTCCCGGGCCGATTATGCGGTGAAGATCGCCCGTGCGCTCGATCGGTCGGTCGAATGGCTGGTCACAGGCCGCGATACGGCGCGGAAATCGGCGCTCATGGCCGCCGAGGAAGCCGATTGGGTGGAGATCGACGAATATGATCTCCGCGAGCTGACCGACGTCGGCAAAGGCCCGCCCCACAACGCCTCGCCCTTCCGTCGCGACTGGCTGAACCAGACGCTCGGCACCGCCTCGGGCCTGTGGCTGGCGCGCCTCCTCTCCGATTATCCGGCCGCCGGCCTCGCCGAGGGCGGGCTCGTCTTCTGCGTCGACGTAACGCCGGCCGAGCTGCTCGAAGGCCAGCTCTGCCTGTTCCGTGTCAACGGCGGCCTGATCGTCGGCCGCTTCTCCTATCGCACGCCGGGAGCCGTGCTCGCCGCCGGTGACCGTCTGGGCGAGGCGATCGTCACCAGCAGCGAGATCGGAGCCGAGGAGGGGCGCTATATTCCGGTCGCCCGCATTCTCGGCAGCTTCATCCGGAGATTATAGAGAGACCAACAGGGGGTGGTTATGAGCGACAATCTCACCGACGAGCTGGAGCGGCTTGCCAGCCTGCGCGATCGCGGCGCGCTTTCCGACCGGGAGTTCGAGCAGCAGAAAGCGCGTCTGCTGGGCGGCGGCGCGGCCGTAGCCGCCGCGCCCATCGCCTCGAAAAGCCATGTCGCGCGCAATATCCTTCTGGCGTGCGTCGCGATCTTCATTCTGCTGGTCATCATCAGCGCGCTCGCCGGCGCGGGCGGCCGACAGACGGCCGGAACCGCCGGCGACAATGCGGCGGCGAGCACCGCATCGGCCCAGCCGCCGCTTCCGGTCAGCGCGGTCGATCTCGCCAAGGCCTATGAGGATAACGAAGCGGCCGCCCAGAAGCGCTACGACGGCCGGCCGTTGTTGGTCGGCGGCATCGTGACCGGCGTGGATCTCGACATCACCGACGATCCGATCGTGCTGATGCGCGGCTCCAACCAATTTCTCGACGTCCACGCCGATCTGGTCGACGCCGACAAGCCCAAAGCCAGCGATCTTCATAAGGGCCAGACGATCACCTTGCTCTGCCAGGCCGTCAGCGAGGTGCTGAGCGATCCGATGCTGAGCGACTGTTCTTTCGCGTCCTGATCATGCTGAAGGAATGGTCAGATCGTGTCCCGGAGCGGCCGCGCTCCCGCGTGAAGGAAGGGCTGGCGATGACCGCCTTCCTAATCTTCGCCGCGCTGATCCTGTTCGCGATCGTCTACCCGGCCTTTTCGGCGACGCCGCGACAGCGCCATACCGAACGCCCGCGCCCGCATCGCGGCCATGCCCGCGCCGCCTCGGTCGTGGCGGCCGGCGACTCCTACCGGAGCTGCGCCGACGCCCGCGCCGCAGGCGCGGCCCCGATCCGGCGCGGCCAGCCCGGTTACAGCCGAAAGCTCGACCGGGACAATGACGGAGTGGCCTGCGAATGATCGCCGCGCTTCTCCTCGCCGCCACGGTGCCGATCGTTCCCGCCGGCCGGACCTTCACCTGCACGCCCACCCGCGTCTGGGACGGCGACGGCCCGATCTGGTGCGCCGAGGGCCCGCGCATCCGCCTCGCCCGCATCGCCGCGCGCGAGCTCGACGGCCATTGCCGCCCAGGCTCGCCCTGCCCGAAGGCCTCGGGCGTCGCCGCCCGCGATCACCTGGTCGCACTGCTCGGCGGTGCGAAAGGCTCCACCTCGGACGGCCACATCATTGTCCACGGCCCCACGCTCACCTGCCGGTCCGACGGATGGGCCAAGGGCAAGCGCACCGCCGCCTGGTGCCGCGCCGGCGCGCTCGATCTCAACAAAGCGATGGTGCGCGACGGCTTCGCGCTCGCCTGGGATTACCATCCGCGCCGCTGATCCGCTCGCTCTCTCTTGCACCTTTGTTCTGTTTCTGTTCTCATTGGCGCATGAAGCGACTCGATCCCTCCGAGCTGCACGATCAGCTCCACGACGCGCTCCGCCTCGAAGCGGTGGGCGTCCCCGCTCCGGCGATCAGCCCGGCCGATACCGGCCGGATCGCCGATCACCTCGCCGGCTTCCTTGCCCGGTTCGATATTTTCGACCCCGCCGCGCCCCCGACGACGGAGGAAAGCCAGGCGCTGCCGCTTTTCCCAGGTCTCGCCGATCCCGAGCCGGTCGCGGCCGCGCCGGAGCTGGCGGGAAGCGCCGGCGTGCCGTTCGGTCGCTGGCTGCTCGACCAGCGCCGGCGATCGGGATGGATCGGGGATCTCGCCCGCGCCGCCCTCAACGATTCGTTGTTCCCCGCCGATGGCCATGTCGAGGACGTCCGCCGCCGTCTCGATCGCCTGGGCGCGAGCGGCGATGATTATGAGGCGCTCGACGCCGCCGAGCTCGACTGGCTCGCGCTGTGATGCGTCGCGATCCGGCCTATCGCTTCGCGCTGTTCGCGCTGCCCCAGGCTCCCTGGCGCGCGACGATCGAGGAGGCGCACGCCGACGCGATCGACGCCGGTTACGCCAGCGTCGATCCGCACAGCAAGACGGTGTGGCTGACGGTGCCCGCCGAGATCTGGACCACCCTGGAGCTCGTGCCGGTGCATCCGCGCGAGCCGAAAAACGGTCCCACTTCCACCGCCGCACCGACGCGCATCGAGCGCATCATCGCCCGCCGCGAAGGCCGGATTCCCACCGCTTTTTGAAACTGGGCCCTCCTCGCAGCAAGTGGGACCGCCCACGTCCCACTTGCTCGTGGGCGCTTCGCCGCGCCGGCGGCCTCTTGAGACCATCTCCGACGCTCGGAAACGCCCGCTAAGAGGGCTTTCAAGCCCTTTTAACGCGCCCGCCCGCCGAACCGCCCGACTCCGAAAGCTCTTGTCGAAACCCTGTCAAAATCGCAGCCGACTCTAGACAGCCGCAGGGCACCTTCCGCCTCGCCGATCGTTGATGCAGGGCGCGGTAAATCCCGCATAATCCCGGGAAATCCCGCCCAATCCCGGCCCCAAAGCCCCAAACCCCGCAGGACTCCAAAACCTCCTGTCATCTAACAGCGGGTCCGAGCCGGGTTTCGTGGAAGAAGAGGCTGCCCTCCGACGGATCGAGATTGAGCTCCAGCGTGTCCGCCCCGGAATC